ATACTATTCGTTTATTTATTTTTATATTAATCTTCGTCTTCAATATCGACCGAAATCGTCTCATCTTCGAGAATGATTTCCTGGATTTTATCAAACAGGATCATCTCTGCTTTTTCGCTGTCGATGGGATTATCCGTCATAGATACCACAGTCTTAATCAGGTATGCGATGGCAACTGCACACTCTTCGATAGTTGTGTCTTTGCAAATTTTGACATCAAATGCTTCGTCGTCGCCAGACAATTGAACGAGAAATAATACATTTGAATCATTCGATGATTTCTTTACACTCATATCGATAATATGATATTGTGTGTATGCAAAATCAAGAAATGTATTGAATTAAAATGGCATTACATCGACATCTTTTTTTGCCGCGTACTGATCTATTAGAGCTCGTTCTGCTTGTGCGTCTGCACTTATCTTGTAAATAATCTGGACTGCATTTTGAACCTCTTTTAGCATATAGTCATTGATTATATTAAGTTCAATGTTTGTAACGTCTTCACTCTCCTCGTTATCCAAAAGACCAGAATCAATTAATCCTTGTGCCCACGACTTTGCCAGGGCGTCGGCGATTTCTGGTATGTCTTTGGTACTAAACATAGACAGATATTTTTTGAAGAGATAGAAAACAAGATAATTTGTTATATCCTCTCTAAATATTGACTTAATGTCTGAATCAAATTGGAAATCATCATTCATGGCAGTTTGAGATTCAAATGATTCAAGACGGCCAAAAGATGAGTCGCTTCATAAACCGCGTCAAAGAGTGCGTGGTGCAGTGGATGTTTTTCTGATCTTTCTTTTCGGAATTTGTTGTCAGGATCAAATTGAAGAATGGTTCTTACACATCTCTCTTTATTATATGGCCACGGTGATCTTTTGCCACAAAGCTTAAAGCTATCTTCGAGAATCGAGCAATCAAATGAAGGGCCGTGTCCCCAGATATAACTATTTGGCACTTTTCGAAACCACTCCTCGAATTTGGTAGTTGCGATGTCTAGTGTGACTGGATCAACAAGCAGCGCTTTTTGTATATTTTCTGGTTGTTTTTTCCACCAGTTCATTGTATTCACTTCAGTAGTAGCCCCTTTCTGAACCGAATCCAAAGGATCGACATTGGTATAGAATGTATCATACATTCCATTGCTATCAAATCTAACAGCACCTATAGAAATAATCGCTGCGTTGTGTTGTGTTGATAGCGTTTCGAGGTCTACTAAAACGTGATTTCTCATTTATATATCTAGGTTTGTTGATCTTTATTATCAACGAAGCGATCATATTTTTCAACAATAGATTTTTTAATTTCCTCACCATCTGCATTAACTGGCACCTTTGCCAATTTTCCCATAACAACTTCTGCAATAGAATGCTGGAGGTGATAATGAACGGGCTTGTTGTTATTGATAATTGCCAAAAGTAGGCAATGCTCGTCATCGGATAATTGCCTGATAAAATCAGTATGAAATGTCATATATTCTATTTGATTGGTTGTTTTTTAATTCTGTTTCAAAGTGATGTAATTTATTAAGGACGTTATCTTTGAATCTTGACATTGCTGCTGCAAAAGCTATAATAATGATGGCAACTAAACCATACCCTAGAAAGTCGTAATAACCAAATGAAAATGAGGACATATAAAATTATTTACAACAAGATGGAAGTCCTTTTGTTCTTATTTGGTGTAGTTTCGTCTCTCTATCAATCTGTATCTTTTGTCTGAATGCCACACCTCTCCTTCTGTCTGAACTTCGTAGATTCCTTCTGTGGTTGGGATCTGAGTGCCTTTGATCGGTGTCAGAATCGATGGTTGGTAAATTTTAAGAGGTGTTACCGATGGCATGCTTTCCTGCTGCGAGTGTTTACACGCCAGTAGTTGTATTGCCAGTGCTATTAGGATTATCTTTGTTTTCATTCTTTTTTGGCGTAAAGTATTCACTCATATCTGTCATGAACCTTTGCTCCGATAGGAGATAGGAATATATTAAATCTGCCATATCCGATGAGTCGGTTGTTTTTTGACCCCGAAGCATTTCGATTTGATCGGCATATTCTTTTTGCTTCTCTCTAGATTTAGAATGGATTTCATAGTAATAATACTTGCCCTTCCATTCTAAAAATAGAATAGTCGCATCCAGAAGTCTTTTGATGATCTCTATCACTTTTCTTTACCAGTTTCTTTGGCGTGTAGAATGTTAAGTGCAAGAAAATCAATTACTTTGTATATTTTGGCAAGACCAGTTCCTTCTTTTGGTGTTGGAATGATGGCAGCAAGCGCAGAAGCAAATGTCACCAATGCCGAAAATACTTGGAAATATTGATTGTTGATTAGCGGTTTAAGTAGTTCTTCCATGAATCTACTTACCTGTAGCATGTGCATTTTCGCTAATATTCATCAAAAGTGCAGTTTGCAGGATTGATGTTCTAATTGGTGTCAAAGATATACCATGATCGAGAGCGCATTGACTATCTAACGCACAATTTGCTCTTGGAATTGGGTCCATCTTTTTATATTCTTCCAATGTCATATATTGCTTTTTGGGAATTTTATCTCCCATAGCAGAAGTCAATATGTCTATAATTTGTTTCGTTGTGATGTAACCCGGTTGTGTTAAATTGAATGTTTTACGGCTCGTTTGCAAGCTGAATGTCTTGTAAGCTGCACGCACGAACTCGTATAAATCAGTATAAGAATTCGTTGTATTGATTAATTTTTTAAAGAGGATGAATTTGCTGATAACGTTTTTTGGATGCGGTACTGAATTAAATGGGAGCCTCATTCTCCATATCAGCGCATCTGTATTTTTGAGCAATTTTTCACCAAGAGCCTTTGTTCCACTATACCAAGACGAGTTAGCATCATCAAAACAAAAGTTAGGTTCGTCTCTTTCGTTGTATAATTTCGTAGGTGATTCACCGATATCACACCGAGGATCGCTGTATATGCATCCCGTAGAAACATGCCCGAATTTGACATTGAGACTATCACATATTTCAGCTATTCTTAGAGGCATGAATGCATTAGCTTCGATGCATTCTGTTTTTGCATCAGGCAATTCACAAGCAGCGATGTTTGGAGATCCAGTGTACGCTGCGCAGTTAATCACTCTTTCTATGCCATTTTCAAGAAGATATTTTCTAAACTCTTCTTTGACTATAGGATGTCTGGCTGAATAGGTTTTGAGCTCTGGGGTTAAATCACTCAAATAACGGGCAAAAGCACTTCCAACATAACCATTAGAACCCAACAACAACGTCATGGTTTGACGCTGCCTCCTGGTTCATTCATGTCTTTTTTATTTTTTGAAGACCAATTAATCAAATCCCAGCCGTTGCTAAACTTTTTAGGATTTTCTCCTTTACGTCGCTTTGGTCCTTTGCCTGCTTGAAATTTGCTCATATGTTATATTACTAACGTCTCAAAATGAAATCAATGATTAATTGGGGCTTTTCGAAGAATTTTTTGAAAATCAAAATCACTCCTTCAATTACCTCGGGGCTTACAACCCCAACTATGCCGTAAATTAATGCTTTAGTAAAGCTACTGAAATCTGATTGCTCGAGTATGAACCATGAAATGCTACTTGAAATTCCAGCGGCAAGGATTTTTCTCACATAAGAACCGATGCTATACTTTGCATTGCTGTGTAAGATTCTAGCCAGCATACCACCGGCTCCTATGAGAGAAACAATCCAACCGCCTTCGGCGAATCGATCAACAATAGTTTTTTCTGTATCCATTTTATTATCAATACTTATTTAAGGTATTGATAACTATTTGGCTCGCCATATCAATTATCGTAAATATTGATCACATTGTGCAGGAGTTGTGGTCCGTTGATGAACATTTCGCCAGCAACCTTATTAAGACCCAACGCGGTATTGGTGCCAATTTCATCTCGGTGATGGCTCGAGAGAGCCGTAGCCAAATTGAAGACATCGTAGTTATTGACTTTCGTATAAACCAAACGCTGTTGCTTTGCTGGCATTTCGCTAAGATCGATACCACGATTCTTATGTTCGATGATAGTATCGAGATACCAATCAGGCATCAGGACATCTTGTTGGTCTGTAGTCAATACATCAGCAACTGCTTCCATTTCGTAGAATGATGCACGATGGTTCTTCATCTTTTCTACCCGCGGGGCAATCAAAGAAGATGCATTGTTTTCTTTGATGAAGTTAAGGAACTGACGCCCAACATTCTTTGTTTTATGGGCTTGGCGGTAAACAAGATTCTCACGAGTTGTCATCCCATTCGTGCACAGCAAACGGAGGAAATAATTTGAATATTTCTGTGATACGAGACCGATCTGAGTAGTCACACCAAATTTCCAAAGATCACCATCACCACAATTGATTTCATCAGATCCAGTAGTGTCAATGAAGAAGGTTGCATTCTCTGGACTGAAATAGGCACGGCTAATGCTATTTTCAGAGGCGATGATGCTATTCACCAAATCATCAATACGATCATCGTAGTCTAGCTGGGTCGCTTCAGATGGTCCGTCTTTGATCACACAGGTAATATTCTCTTTCTTGTCCGCAATATAACCAAACCGCTTGTTGCGATCGATGGTCTGCAGAGCCTCTTGCAACGGCTTCCAATTTTGATCTGGTTCCTTGAGCACACCATTAGTAAGGCGAGCTCGAAGGCCAATCACATCCATGAGATCGTTGAACTGTGTCGTATTGATCTTATTGTCGTGGATGTAAACGCCATCTTTGCTGCAATTAAGATCTGCCGCACTGAATGGCCGAACGTTGTAGGATTTGATTTCTGATTTGAGGTCGTCGATGATTTGCATGTTTTAATATCGCCGCTGGCGTGTACGCAATCAACTCAATTCTCAATCAGCACATACGTAAATGTTTCTTTTGCAAAGTCTTGTCCATATAAGCGGATCGCTTCTGTTTTGGCCGCATTATAGAACGCAGTCCATTGGCTAGGTGGAAATGTTTGACATCCTTCGGATGACGTTCCATTAATACCTCCCCTATGAATGTTGATTCCAAACCATCCAGTGTCCAATACACCACCATCTCTTTTAACTGTTACCTCACCCCTGCGTTGGCAGATCGCTGGATGTGGTCTACTTCCATTGTGTGTATCAAAGGCATATACAGGCCACACCCCTGGTTGCAGCACAGCAATCCCTTTACGTGTGCGTGTTTGCTTGCGATAGACTGATGGGTCAGTATTTGCGTTGTATGAAGCAAATACATTAGGAGAAATGATGAAAATAGCATCATCATAGATTCCTCGATCGTTTGATAATGGATTACCCATAGTCTTCTTATAGTAACCTCGAACTCCGCAAAACCACAGATTATCTCCTGGTTTGAAGTCTGGATACTTTGCAGCTACTTGGCTTAGTAGCTCTTCCTTCGTGATTTGAGGTCTGCTTGCTGGTATAAATGGCATGTAAAATACTTATGCCACAAATAGAAGGATATAAGTGTATGAAGTAAAATGGTGGCTATAACAGGACTCGAACCTGCAAAACTTGCATCCTCAATGCAATACGTTTACCAATTACGTCATATAGCCATGAAATGGTAGGAGCGACAGGATTCGAACCTGTGATGATTGCCAGTGTGTAAAACTGGTGCGTTCGGCCGCTACGCTAACACTCCCATAAAAAGTACCCGCAGAGGGATTCGAACCCCCAACCTCTTGATCCTAAGTCAAGTGCCTCTACCGATTGGGCTATGCGGGCATATGTAAATTGTCGAGACCTGATCCATCGTGTGCACTCGAACACACCTCCCGCACCGATTAACTGCGGTGTTCAACCTATAAACTTCGAAATGGGGGTCTCAGTTAGTCTTTAGTATCTTTCGAACGATACCATTAACTATTCGCGAATTGGTTCCCTGGGATGGAATTGCACCATCTTCGTTCGCTTCACAGGCGAAGACATTAACTAAATATGCTACACAGGGCATGGTAGCCACGATGGGACTCGAACCCATAGAAAACAGTTTTTGAGACCGTCACGTTTACCAATTACATCACGTGGCTATATGGAAAATGGTACCCAGTAGAGGAATCGAACCTCTATTCGCGGTTTAGAAGACCGCTGTCCTATCCGTTGAACGAACTGGGCATATGGTGGGCAGTAGAGGAATCGAACCCCTGTCTCAACGTCCGTAGCGTTGCGTACTATCCGTTATACGAACCACCCAAATTAACGAGGCCGTCTCTCCGGCTGTCACGCACTTTACCAGGTGGCGTTCGCCTATTCAGATCAGTATAATCAGAACTTAAACCCAACACCTGCTCGAATTGCAACGACGCCATCCTTGGCATCATTCTCTACAAGGAAATTGTAGGTTGCATCTGCAAACAGATTGAGGGTATTAGTAAGACTATAACTTAGACCGCCACCGGTTCGTACGGTCCATTGATCTGTATCGAATTCATAAGCACCGCCCGCCAAGCCATATACAGAAAGCTTCTCTCCTACGGGGACGTAATAGAGAAGATTACCACCTACGGTATAAAGGTCATCTGCTACACCAACAGTAAGTTCTGCTTTCAGATCGCCTACAACTGGAGCTTCAAGACTCAAACCTCCACCGACTGTTTCATCACCATTGTCAAGGACCACAGTTGTGAATGCCTTTGAAACCCATCCTGTGGATCCAACTTCTGGTGTAGCAGGGGTTGGAGGTGTTACAGGAGAGCCTGCAAATGCCATTTGTGTTGCGAGTGCCATTACTAGTGATAGTAGTTTTGTTTTCATAATTTGATTTTGTTGAAGATGTTATCTTCGTTTATATTATACTTTGTGGTGTGTGTTAAATCAACATCTTATTGTTTGTTTTTTAAAAATCAAAAGAAATTAATGCCTCTTTCTTTTCATCATAACTGCTACCCCCGCTGCTGTCATCAGGACTCCTGGGTTCGTTGGTTCGGGTGCGCTAATATGTTGCCCATAGCAATCCCATTGATTTCCATTCCGCACACAAATACCATCAGGCCCGTCAGAACCTAATGTATTTAATCGAAAAGAATTTTGCCCATTAACTCCCTGCACTAAAAGGAACCCGATGCTTAAAATTAGTGCCATGTTGAATTTGCTTTTACACCAAATATAGAATTTAGTAGGAGCTACCATCAAAGAAGTGCGTTGGGGCTCTTCTTGTTTAGATTGATTGTTTGTAGTGGTTGTATGTATAGTGTGCATGTTTTAAAATTGGAGGATGGCTTGAGAATCGCACTCAACAACAAACGTTTTGCAGACGTAGCCCTTCACTAGCCGGGTCGCCATCCAAATTGTGCGGTTCTCTCCCGCAGTCACTAGTTGAACTGATGTTGGATATCCTCGACATGCGTCCGTCTAGTCGTCCATGCCAAATTTAAATTAGTAGCTCAATACGTATCTGATAGTCACCCTCTCACCAGGAATCTCGAAGCTTGAGACGTGTTCTGGAGGATCTCCATCTTCGCCTTCCAATTCGATGTCATCTGTACCGTTATAACCTTCAAGGTCATCATACAAGTCAGAGATAGCTGATTCGATATATGACGGAAGATAACGCGAATTGTCTTCTTCTGGATTGATGTATCTTCGCCCTCGTTTAATATATGCATCATATTCAACTACAGTCTTGTCACCTGAAGGTCGTGTATATACACCCCCGGGAGTTAATGCTATTGCACCATTTCGATCATATCGTTTGAGAATGTTTTCAAATGCTTGAATTGCTTTGGATGTCTTCGCTGGTGCAGTTAGTTCTGCTTCGATAAAAATCGAATATTCTTCAGAGTCGGATGCATTTGATGCGATTTGATCTGCGTACGCTTCACAGATGAGAGATTGGTCGTTAGTGGGCATAAGAGTATTTAAGGTTAAGTAAGTTGATGTTCTGCAAGTTTGGTACAAAAATCCTTGATTGCTTTGTTATATAGTTCCCTGAATGTATCTTCTCCAATATCTCCTTCAACAAGATAATCGATATGATGTACTATATCTGCAGCAGTATCTAATATAATCATTGCTACTTCAAACTTATCTAAAATATCAGTAGGATACTTCCGAGCCTGCCTGAATTCATTTGGAACTTCATTGCTATTAATAAGGGACATGATTTCCCTCGAAATGTCAGTCAATCGAAATTGATTGTAATCAAAATGCCCTCCACTCATATTTTAGAAATCAATGATTGCATCGAGTGCGATAACCAATGCTTTGATAATCAATGCAAAGTACAATATAACTAAAAATCCAATGCTTGTGAAATAAATCAATTTTGGTATTGTAGTGATAATTGAGTCTATATCCATTATGTTGATTTGGTTGATTTGGTTGAATGTGGTGCGGTAGACAGGACTCGAACCTGCAACATTCTGAGTGGAAGTCAGACGCCCTACCAATTGAGCTACTACCGCGTAAACAATTATACAACGGGGCTGTTAGCCTATCAAGTCTTTTGTTGATGCTCTTGCGTAAAATGTGAACGTAATCGGAATTAGTTTCCATGTGTCGAGTACTTTTATAATCGGTCTCGTTTCACAATATCCGTCCCACCCCTCGACTACTTCAAATTCATCAGTTTCTTCCATGTCATATTCTTTCTTGCGAAGAATGAAAGAACCCGATTCTTCGTCATAAGATATTGCTTTGTTGTATTCTTCCAGAAACCACAGATCAGCATCAACATACAGAGTGTTTGTGCCTTTAAAAAATTTAAGAAGGTTTTGTTTGAATCTACACTCCCGAACATCAGTACAGTCAGGATGCTTGTATTTTACTATAAACCTTGGATCTGATAATAGTTTATGGAAATGATTAAAAGATATATTCATACTTAGAATCCTTCATATCTTACGATTTTCATTTTACCAAATCTAGGAATCCCCTGTGCAGTCTTTCCTTGGTATTTTACTGTGGCTAGCATCCCTTTGACTTTTTCGCGGTCATTAAATAAGCCACGTGCATATTCTTCGTTGCCAATAACTCCAGTAGAAAAAGCTCTACCGTCTTCAAGAGCCAATACTGCTTCTGTGGCTAGTCCGGTGCGATTACCTTGACCTTCTTTGATTTCGACAATATTGAATTCTTCGTCTTGGAATTGTTTGAGTTTCAGAAGTCCTTTCGATCTTTTATTCTCATAGATAGATGTAGTATCACGAATCATGATACCTTCATATCCATCTTCCACACACTCACTTTCATACTCCGCAATAGCATCGCTGCCATTTACGAACAATGTAGTAACCATGTTTATATGCTCATTATTACAAAGCCGTAATTGCTTTGTAACCAATTGCCAATTTCTTTCGTCGAAAGTTAGTTGTCGGTTATTTAGATCAACAAGATCATAAACATGATATTGAATATCTTTGCATTCCGCAGTGTGTTCAATTTGACGAACTAACCCCGAAATCTTTTCAAACGGAATGGTATGATTGTAAAGCTCACCATCTAGAATAAAAGATTGATTTTCTTTGAATAAATCTTCAAGAGCATTTTCAATATGGGTGCATGAAGTGATCTGTTTGCCCTTTCGACTTTGGAGATATACTTTACCATCTTTAAGATACGCAATGCATCTATGTCCGTCTAGTTTGGGCTGAAGAGCCAATGGTGTACCAGGTGCTAGAGGGTGCTGATCCCATTTATGAGCAAGCATCGGTTCAAAGAAATTCGCACCAGATGATTCCAATGTCTCGCTGAATCCGGCGTCCTTTTTCTTGCGATAGATAGATTCAGCCTTTTTCAGAGCTTGTTCTTCTGCCGTAGTTGCGTTTGCCTTACCAACATTCTTTGCGAAACAAATAGTCCATTGCGAAGTAGTCAGCTTGCCTCCTACTTGCCCTTCAATCGTTCGATACTTGTCACCTTCTACTTCAATGCTCCACTGAAGAGGTGCGCCTTTGGTACTGTATTTGTAAAGTGTTTGCATTGGATTTAATATGTTGAAATTGAATTGCGAGGACTCCATTCGTTTAAATCTACTATTTCATACCAATCACATGGCATATCTCCAATAGTATAACCACACCTACCGTAGTTATTTTCTTCCATTGTTTCAACCATATTGAGAGCCTCTTCGTATGAATCATACGAATCAACCCAATTGCTTGTACCCGCACCAGGATAATAGTCGTGGCCTGCTATCAAAAGATATCTTTTCATTTTTAGTATTGGTTATTGAAATTGGTTGTCCCGACTGGAATCGAACCAGCTACCTATTCCTTATCAGGGAAGTGCTCTACCGATGAGCTACGAGACAATAAAGTGGCGGAGTGCACTGGACTCGAACCAGATGGCTTTTTAGCAAAACCACAATCTGTTTAGCAAACAGTTCCAACGCGCCTGTTTGGTTTACACTCCGTATTGAAATTGGTATCGCCGAGGGGAATCGAACCCCCATTTGAGGAATGAAAATCCTCCGTCCTAACCATTAGACGACGGCGACATAAGTGGTGGGTTGACTCGGATTCGAACCGAGATGATCTGTTCTTCAGACAGACGCATGAACCATCATTGCTATCAACCCGAAATTGGTTTGTCTTTCATGATTTCTATTAGACCTTCATCGATAAGCTTATTGAATATCTCTTTGAATTGTTTTTCAAATTCTATTTGATCTTTCTCGGCAATATAATCAAGGAACATGTTGTATACAGAAGCACATGCGCACGCAACGTAATAAGTATTAAAATTTAATCCCGAGTCAGGTGCTTGAAATCTAATTAACGGTCTATTCCCTTGTTTGCCATTTTTATCTGTAACTTTGACATTTGCAATGTAGCAGAATGGTTCTATTAGTTGTTCCATTTAATTGAACAATGGCGAGGTTTCTACTTTTTCAAATTTAGTGATGTACTCATCCAGTACACTAATATATTCTCGAGCACTTTGAATGTCCCGTTGCAATTCTTCAATTCTGGTTTTATCCTCTGTGCCACATGCCATCCATTCACTATTTTCAATGCGAAGAAGATATTCTGACTTGATGTGAATAAGTTCTTTACGAATGATGTAGTTGACTAAGTCGTCTGCACATTGGCGTTGAGTTTTCTTCATGTTATATATTCACATCGGGTGTTGTTATTAGCAACTGCTTTGTGTTTTGATCGCAGTTATAAATTGGCTCCTCAGGAAGGTTACGCTCCTTCATAATCCCGATTAACAGTCGGGTGCATTGCTAGTCTGCCACTGAGGAATATTAAAAATTAAATTAAATTATTACTTATATACTATAGCAATATATCAGAGCGTTGACTGTATAAATTGGTGCCTCCGATGGGACTCGAACCCATAACCTTCAGATTAAAAGTCTGTTATTCTACCATTGAATTACAGAGGCATGTGCAGGTTAAACTTCTATTGAAATTTGATTGTGTGTAGGCCAGAATCTTTTTTTGTTATCTACCTGAATGTCGCGATCTACTTTAATGTAAGATCTACCCCAGCCTCTCCATATATGCCCTTGATTCATTTTCCTAGCATGTACTTTGAATGGTTTTTTTGGTGTCATCTTTCTGCTGATGGCGTAATGATAACACCCGATTTGAATTCCAGGATGGCCGTTTAGTTGATCGGCGTTGTCTAAACAATATGCATATAAAGAGTAATATGCTTCACCAGCATTTACATCAATCCACTCATATGTGGGTTTGTTGCGATCTTTTTTAGTCATTTTTGTTTTCGTTGAAATTGGTACTCCTGGCCGGATTCGAACCGACAACCGCGCTCTAATCTGGGGCATACGAAAGGTATAAGCTTTCCGCTCTACCAATTGAGCTACAGGAGCACATATGTTGAAATTGGTTGCGGGAGATGGACTTGCACCACCGACCTCCTGGTTATGAGCCAGTTGAGCTACTACTGCTCTATCCCGCAATGTGTAGTTAATATTAACACGTGGTTGTGTTGTTATCAACTTGTTTATTTATAAATTGGTCTGGATGGTGGGATTCGAACCCACGACCTTTTGATCCCAAATCAAATGTTCTACCAAGCTGAACTACATCCAGATAAAATTATTTTTGCAATACTCATTAATTACTCTCATGTCTGGCCACGTGATCGTTTGCGACTTCCACGAAATTGGCCTGTACCATATGAATTCAATGTTGTTATTGACACAATCACTTAACGAGAAATTCAATATATTTCTTATTTCTTCTTTAGTTAGATTTGTTTTATTTGAGTAATTTTCTATTAAAAATTTTTCATAGTACCTAACATCATAGTTTGGCTGCAATGCGAAAAATTTAAGCATCTCATCAATTTTCCCACCTATAATAATATCTAAAAAATAAGTGGTAGATGTCTCTATGCCAGCGATAGCTGTTAGCTTTTCGCGATACGACTTCGCCAGTATCTCTAAATATCTATCATAATCTTGACATAGTATATCAAAACGAGTCCTTAATACATATTCATATCCGTTTTCTTTAAGATACTTCAACCCATTATGTACAGTAATAAACTGTGGTTTATATATTTCTTGTTGTTTTACACTATTGTAAATGATTTTAAAATTGTTGTTTTTTAATTTGTCGACATATTCAGGTGATTCATTTTCCCATATTGATGCTATTTTATTTGTCTGATTTTTGGTCTGTTCAATTAGAACATCAATGGTGTCACCGTGTACGTTTCCTGTGAATAAAATTGCAGTGTTTGGCATATAAATTAGTACCTCCGGAAGGACTTGCACCTTCACCGTGTTGCTTATGAAACAACCATTCTACTTTTGAATTACAGAGGCGTGTGGGGCTCAAAGTGGGAATCGAACCCACATCCCTTCCATACCAAGGAAATACACTCACCATTGTGCTATTCGAGCCAAAAGAAATTGGAAGTCCCTGATGGAATTGAACCATCATAGTCGGAATCAAAATCCGATGCATTACCATTATGCTAAAGGACCATATAAAATGGCGGGTAGCTGAGGACTTGCACCCCAACCTAGGTTCGCTAGATCAATCCGCTTTCGAGACGGTTGCAGTACGCTTGTCTGCTTAACTACCCATTGGTGCGGCTGACAGGATTCGAACCTGCGACAATATC